ATACTCATTAGTTTGACGCTCGAGGCCCTCTAGGACTGCTCTGACGCGGGCTGTCATTTTTACCGTGCGTGGGGTGTTCGCTTTGGTTTCCCACACCGTGATGCGTCCCGTTTTGAAGTCGAGATCGTTGAAGCGCAGACGGAAACCTTCAGACTTTCGGAAGCCAGTATCAATGTAGAATTTGACCATGTTTCCGAACTCTTCGCGACCTGTGCGGTTATACCAGTCGAGCATCTGAGCTTCCTCCCTGTCTGATACAAACCTGACGCGACCCTTAGTAATCTTGCGCCCCTCCATCCGAGTAGGCGGTATGCGTTTCCGGCCCCGCTTGTGCGCATGCAATTGCATTTGGTGCAGTAGAGTGCCTAGATAATTTACGACAGTTGCAGAATACTTCCTTTCAACAGTTAGATAATCGAAGAACTCAGATTGCGCCGCGATTGAGATATCATCCAAGCTGACATGCTGGCCAAAATGGTCAAATATCATGCGTCCATACCACTTGAACTTTTTAGGGTTGGCAGTGCTATGCGGTGACGCTGCAACGCGGTAGTCAACATAGTGTTCCCAAGCTGTCTCGAGGTTCCAAGTTTTCTTATTTGGGCCTGTGCTAGTACTCAGCCCGAGCTTGAGCTGTGCAGCAGTCGCTTCAGCTTCCTCGAGGTTCTTGCAGGTGGCCGTGCGGCGCTTTCCTGCAACCATGACAGACACACGGAACTTGCCGCTGCGTTCTGTTATTCCTTTGGGTAATTTACTGGTCATTTTTCCATAATCTCCCTAATCTTATTGGCCAATGCGCGGCCTTTTGGTGTAAGTTCAACGATCCGCTGGCGTTCATCCTGCATATCGGTGGTTATTCGGAGCCATTTTAGGCCCTCTTCTCTGAGATATGATCGATCAGCCATTGTGCGTACCAACCTGTTGATGGTGGTCTGCGGCAACCCTAATTCCTCGGGCAGGTGGCGGGTCTCAATTATCTTATCACTACGTGCTGCCAGATAACAGAAAACCGCTATCATATTAGCCGTGATTTTGTAATGTTCATCGGTGAACACGTCCATCACCGCCTGCAGCTTAATCATCGATTTCATTTCGAAATCCTCCAAAACGCCCACTTTTTTTGAATATCTCAAAACTAAAGTGCAGCGAACCTACGTTAGCGACATAAAGACGGCTTGTCACGCCTTTGATTTCCGCCTGATTTTTCCAGATACCTAAGAACCTGAAAGGTTTCTCGAGATAGATGTCAAACTCGATGAATTTGAAAGGTTGGCTTATCTTGCCATCGTATCGTGGGGCCTTGGTTTGATCTTTAGTCATGGATTCTCTTTCTGTAGTGTTCACAATGTTAGTTTTAAACTGAATACGGTATCAATACCGTAAAAATACTATTTTGATACTTTGAGAAGTATCATAAAGCGATTTTAAACTATCCATGTATTTCTTCCGTTCACCTGCAGGATTGCATGGGTAGGCCTACCGATACCGATAGACCCGCGATGCAATCTCAGGTCAGCAGTTGAACAACTCAGAGCAAGCGCCCTCGATATCCATCTCGTCGCGGCTGTATGATGATGTGAAACTTTCACCCCACCAATGGCCCTCGACGGTTTGCTTGCTGGTATCGATCCAGATGTTTGGGCCACCAAAGGCAACCAACAGGCGAGCGCCTTTAAACTCGCGGTTGCTGTCGAGTATCCAGTTGATATCGAGAACGTCTGCGATGTAATCAAAACCGCTTAGAATGTCAGGGTTGCGCATCTCGCACTCAGGACAAAATGAGGACTTGCCTAGATCAGCGCCGCATTCTGTGCAGCTCTCGCATTGCGTACCGTTCTCGATGTCGGCGATGATTGATAGAACGTGTGATTTTACTGAATGTGTCATGTGATTAGTTCCTATTAATAGGTAGTTTAGATTTGAGTGATGTGAACGGCATGGCCGAACGATACGACCGCCATGCATAGCAACAAGCCAAGCGTGACGTTGTCCATGCCAACAGCGAATGCTGCGATTGTAAGTATCGAAAAGCCCAACGAACACAGGGCGGCGATGAAAGCGATGAAGGTATTCATGAGGTAGTTCCTATTCACGGTTAGATTAGAATTTAGTGATTGCTACAGCATAGCCAAACGATACTACCGATATACAGCCTAATAGGCCTAGTGTGGCTGTATCCATACCAACGTAAAACGCTGCGACGGTGAGTAGTGAGGAACCCAATGAACACAGAGCGAGAATGAAAGAGATGAGAGTTGTCATTAGTTGGCCATCCATAAAACTAGAAGTGTTGAAACTGTGAAAGCTGTTGCGGTTATGAGTAGGGCAATAATCATTGTAAGAACTCCTAAAAATGGTGCAGCAAGCGCTGCCGATATCGATCAATAACCGTTGCCGATTAGAATAGCAAGTAAATAATTTGCACCAACTGCAGGTAATTCGAAAACAGCAGGTAAAGCCGCTGGTTTCCTGTTGGTTCCCTGCAGGTGCTGTTGGTTACCGATCGATCCTGTTGGTTCCTGTTGGTTCCCTGCAGGTGCTGCGAGATTAATGAGAAAACGGCAGGGTAGACAAAAAGAGAGAAAGGTACGCATCGGTCCTATCGAACCCTACAGATACCGCCCGATATCGCTGGTAATAGTCCTGATAACTGTTGCCCGCCCCCTTGTTTGTATGATCTATTGATGCTGTTGGTGCAAATATTGGTGCAATCGACATCAAATTCCACCGCCCGCCAGCGTCACGATCAAGGAGGCACGGGGGGAAAGTTTTCGAACGCCCATTACGTATACCCCCTCAGAGTTTTTCTTCTAAATTATTTGCAGCCTCCCGCAACCTAGAGGCCTCCCGCTCACCTTTAGTCATCTCGCGTATCTGGCCGTTACTCACGGTTACACCAGTTACATTTATCATGAGCCATCCGGTTAATGTCACACTTAGAGATACCAATATCTTTCAGTTCGTAAGCTGAGTGCATCCGTAGTTGATCTGCAGCCAAGTTAGCTCTGCGGTGATACTGGTAGTCCCTCCAAGCTTGTAGGTAATAGTTAACAATCATTGATATCTTATCTCTTTTACTTGGAGGGGGAGGGTATGTGGGGGGTGTCTCTTACATTTCCTCTAGAAAAGAGGCAGGGGCTAGAGAAGCTACAGTCCCTATAGGTACCTATAGTTACTTATAGTATATCAAAGGGGGGGGGGCTTTACCTATGGTGCAACCTAATTACCACTTCATACTTTTTCCTGAGTTATCAGCTAGATGTCCAGTGACTACTGCTAGCCCCATTGAGGCAGCTTGTCGGACCTTATCGACTTCCTGCATAAGCATTTCTTCTCTTCGGGAGCCTATGCGTACTTCAGCGTCTTGAGCCATTGCATCTACCCAGTATTGAACTGCCATAGCTAAACTATCTAGGCGGTCATCGTTGGATAATGCTCCACGTTCTGCAGTAACCCTAGTGAGCTGGTACATCAGTTGGTATCTGAGTGCTTGTTCAGGGGGTAGGTGCTGTGTGCTTTCGTAATCCTGTTTGATGACCTTCTTATCGATGACTAGTTTATGCTGGTTCATCACAGGTTCTAGGACATCGATGATGCGTTTCTCTTTCTGAGTGTTATGGCGTACCTCAGACATTGTAACAGGGTGTATCTTGCTAATGATGGGGGTCATGAGCTGGTTGAACATACCGTCACCGAAGTTACTCTCTACGATGATTTCGTTTACGTTCTCTTCTTTAGCAATCATGGAGAGTTTCTGCAGGGCTTCTTCAGAATACCCTCCGACTACACCGCCACACCTGCGTATATACAGGAAGCCGTTGAGCATCTTAACAACTGCATAGCCTGTTTCATCCTTACCTCTACCTGAAGGGTCAATAGACATTACAGACCCGCTGTATTCTACGAACTGGTCCGCGATATACATAGGTTTGTGGTAGTGGTCCCCGTTGAACGCTACGTTCGGTAGTTCCTGTACGACATACTGTTCACCAGATGCCCATACGACCTTCTCAGGGGCCTCGTCAGAGGGTATGTCCATGACTACTAGGTCAGACACCTTGAGTGGGTATCTTTCAGCATCAGAGAGCCTTGTATCAAGCATGAACTGTAGAGCGAAACCTGATCGACCGTAGGATGCTTCCCGTTCCATCAGATCAAAGTCTGAGAAGCGGTTAGGGTCTGTAGATTTCCCTATAAGTTCCTCATCATCCTCCAGTTCTCTCCGGACCTTTGGGGCCAACTTGTCACCTAGAGACACCAACTGGTCCTCATTGGGATACCTAGCTGGCCAGATGCGCACTCTATAACCACGATCCGGTAGTTTGTTGTATAGGCTCTCTTGGTTCTGCGGTGTACCGAGGTAGATGATACGACCGTGAGGCTTCAAGATAGCGTCAAATTCTTTTACAGCTTCTGAGAGCTTATCTCTCATGCCCTGTGTGGCGGAGTTGTTTGGCACTTCGATGTCGTCTGCAATCAATACGTCAGCGCGAGACCCTGCAAGCTGACCTGTAACACCTACAGATTTCACTGAGGGTGCGTGAGACGCTGCGGCTGGCCCAACATCAAAGCTAATCTTTGAATTTCGCTGGTCACCGCGAGGTATCAAGTGTTGTAGTACCTCCATCTCGTTGATGAGGCGCAGCGTAAAGGTCGTAAAGTCATCTGAACGTGTCTTGGATGCTGATACGACCAAGATGTTAAGCTGTGGGTTCATGTATAGCAGCCAGACTACATATGCCGATGTAATCCACGATTTACCTACACCACGGAAAGCCTGCACGATAATACGTCTGTCGCCGTTCTGGATGTGCTTGGCTATATCGTATTGAACTGGGGTAGGGTCGGGGAGGTTTAGGTGCTTCCAACAGACAAACAAGAACTTGCGGAAGTCGCTTAGAGGGTCTTGATCTGTTGGTATTCCTAGAGAGGTTGTCTCTTTAAACATATAGTCTCCTGAGAGGGCCACAGAGAGGCGGTAGGGGCGCTAGGCACCCTACACACCCTGAACGATCAGTGACGCATTTCTGAGGCGTCTGTGTCGTCGTCTGCGAAGTTTGGAAGGGTCTTTACGAGGTCTCCGAGCATGGAGTTCTCTGCAGGTAATCCTTCGATGTGATTGTCCTTTAGAAACTGTCTGGCGACATTAAGGTCTGCCGACTTAGCTTCAGGGTCTTGAACCCGAAGTAGGAGGTTTTCTGCGAGTGCTTTATGCAGAAGCTCCATCATTTCTTTTTCGGTCATTTGGATACCCCTTTAAACTTCTCGAATGTCCGCATTCCACCAAGGCCGAGTAGGGCGAGTACAAGCGTCATTAGCTGGTCGCTCTCTAGGTCTGGAAGCTCTGCGGGTAACTTGAGGTATGCATTGATTAGGCCAGCAAATGGTAAGACGAGGTACTGATAGGCAAGCCCAAGGGCAGCGACCCAGCCGATAGCTGGACGCCAGCCAGCAACGAACACCGAGCGATGCTTGGCACCTTCGATATTCGCTACTGCTTGCAAGATGTGAGGCTGCTGCATCAAAGTTTGTAGCTTTAACTTAGCGGCCTCACGCTCTTCATCAGATGTAAAAAGTTCGTCTAAACCAGTCGCTAGTCCCTCGACGATACCGCCGATTGGGTCTAGTTTCATTTGGTTTCTCCTAACGCGATAGAGCCATCTGTTCGACGGCCTTGCGTATGTGTTGGATGTTTTCGTCAATACGAGCCATTGAGATTGCTTGGCTCTGCACCATTTCCTCGACTTTAGTCACACGTTCTGCGAAGGCATTTAGGTTCTCAGAGTTTCGATCAATGTCGGACATCATCATTGATACCGTCCAGACTATTGCCGCTGCTTGTGTAACTAGGCCGAGGAGGAGAGTTGCGGGTACACTTTTGGATAAGTACCAACCGTCTTGGTCAGCCATTAGGGTTTAGCAGGCCACACGACAACCGAAGGGAAGCCCTCTTGGTCTGGGACATCCCGTAGAGCTTGACGATAGTTTGTCTCTTCAGGAGTCAAGGTACGGTCAGTCACAGCCATCCAGTCAGTTTCACCCAATAGTTCGTTGCGTAGCTTACGAGCCTCATCAGCACTTAGAGCAACAGACGTATAACCCTGCACCCATGCGCCATCAACTAGAGTTGGGAAGGCATCTGCTATGACCTTAAAGCCAACTGCTTCAGCAGGCTTAGGACCAGCACGTACACGATGCACGTCTTGTGCAGCTAGGTGACGAGCAGCGATAGCGTGTCCGTAGACTGTGTGCTTGTTAGCGGCACGGAAGGCTGCTGTGCTATATGCACGGGCAACCCCGTTAGTTAGTTTGATTAGTTCAATCATTAGAGAACCTCCTCGGCTATTAGTTTAACGGTTACACCAGCATCATCTGTTAGGAACTCATAAGTTGCCTCAGTATCGTGTACTAGAGCTAGACTTGGTGCGTTCTGTAGTGAGGCTGGAAGTGTTACAGATGTAGGCGACCCTAAGTTGTACTCATATATCACGTTGCTATTACCCCCAGCCATATACAACCTCAATCCATCGGGTTTGAAGAAGATACCTGTTGATACGGCGTCTTGGGATGCTATAGATATTAGCTGCAAGAAGGAAGCGGTAGTAACGTCCCAAGCAGTGCTTAGGTCGTACTCGTTTATGTTGTCGTTGGTATTCCCACAGACATACATCTTTAACCCATCAGGTTTGAAGAACAGTCCACCGGGGCTAAGCTCTTGGGAGGCCACAGAGAAGAGTTGTAGGTAAGATGCGGATGATACATCCCAAGCAGTGCTTAGGTCGTACTCGTTTATGTCGTCACCCGTCCTACCTGATATGTACATCTTAGTGCCATCAGGTTTGAAGGAGATACTCTGAGGTGAAGTATCTTGTGCGGCTAAAGAGAACACCTGCAAGTAGACTGCTGTAGATACATCCCAAGCTGTGCTTAGGTCGTACTCATTAATGTCATCACCTGTAGCCCCACACATATACATCTTTAACCCATCAGGTTTGAAGAATACGTCTGTTGGTTGGCCCTCTTGGGCGGCTACAGAGAACAGTTGTGAGATGGAGGCCGTAGTAACATCCCAAGAAGTGCTTAGGTCATACTCATTGATGTCATCTCCAGTTGAACCCGTGACGTACATCTTAGTTCCGTCGGGTTTGAAGAACACCCCCGATGTCCCAGTCTCTTGTCCTGCTACAGAAAAGCTACGTGAGATGGAGGCCGTAGTAACATCCCAAGCTCCGACTAAGGTAACTGGCTTGAACTTATATCGCCAGTTCGCATTTGTTGGTACAGAGGCAAACGAGATAGTAGTATCACCTGTGAGCGTTCCGTGGTTGAAGAAGTTATAAGTACCAACATTAAGACTAGGGGTAGTACCAGTGACAGCTACAGGTTTGTGGGCATCCACTCCAGTAAGACTAGCTCCACTACCAGAGAAGGTAGTTGCTGTTACTGTGCCAGTAGCTGAGATACCATTAGGGAAGCTAGGTGCGCCTGTGCCAGCTTCATCTGTGATTGCGTCTACACTAATCTTGCTCATTATAGCACCTCCTCTGATATAAGTTTAACTGTTGTTCCACCGTCCATTGTAACGAAGCCGTAGGTTACTATAGAGTCATTTTCTAAAGGCAACCTTGGTGAGTTTTGTAGAGCTGCTGGGAGTGTCATCGTTGTGGGGGTGCCTAGGGAGTACTCGTAAATACTATTACTATTGAGTCCACACAGGTACACCCGAAGGCCATCAGGCTTGAAGAAGATACCCGATGGTACATTATCTTGGTCAACCACAGAGAACAGTTGTAAGAAGACTGCTGTAGAGACATCCCAAGCTGTAGATAAATCGTATTCGTTTACGTCATCACCTGTAGACCCTACAACGTACATCTTAGTCCCATCTGGTTTGAAGAAGACATCTGTGGGTGCGGTTTCTTGACCAGCTACACTAAACAACTGAGAGTAAACTGCTGTTGAAATATTCCAAGCAGTACTTAGATTGTACTCGTTTACAGATTGACTGCTCGCAGACTCCACAACATATACCTTAGTGCCATCAGGCTTGAAGAATAAGTCCTGAGGGGAGATTCCTTGGGCATTTACAGAGAATAGCTGTAAGAAGACTGCTGTAGAGACATCCCAAGCTGTACCTAGATTATACTCGTTTATCTCATCGCCAACCCTGCCTACGATGTACATCTTAGTACCATCAGGTTTGAAGAACAGACCCGTGGGTTGGGCCTCTTGGGCGGCTACAGAGAACACTTGTAGAAATACTGCAGTAGCCACATCCCAAGCTGTACCTAGATTATACTCGTTTACATCATCTCCTGTATAACCACAGACATACATCTTAGTACCATCAGGTTTGAAGAAGACTCCCGATGTGCCAGTCTCCTGTGCGGACACGGAGAAACTACGGGAGAAGGAGGCTAAAGTGACATCCCAAGCTCCTACTAAGGTAACTGACTTAAACGTATAATCCCATTTAGCATTAGTAGGGACACTAGCAAACGAGATAGTAGTGTTGCCTGTCAACGTACCGTTATCAAAGTAGTTGTAAGAACCTAAGTCTAGACTTGGTGTAGTCCCCGTAACTGCTACTGGTTTGAAAGAGTCAACACCAGTTAAGTTAGCCCCACTGCCTGTAGTCGTAAGCAACTCACCAGCTGCGTCAGGTAAAGTAAGGGTTCGGTTTGTATTGCTGTTAGGCGAGGCTAGGGTAAACGTACCTGTGCCACCACCATCAGGTGATAATGCTATCTTGCTCATGTTGTAGGCTCCTGTGGCCAAGTAATGTCGTTAGGGAAGCCTGCTTTGGAAGGGATGTCCCGTAGTGCTGCACGGTATGCTGTCATTTCTGCTGACATAACGATGTCACTACCAGCAGCCCAATCGGTTGCTGAGAGTAAGCTGTTACGTTCTGAACGTGCGTTACTAGATAACTCCGAAGT